ATACTGGAAGACAACAATCAGGAAGTGCAGGAGTAGATAGCACATCAGCATTAGCTTTTGGTGGATCTCCTTATCCATCAACAGGAGATAAATGTGAGTCTTGGAATGGAACTAATTGGACAGAAGTAAATGATCTAACCACTGCAAGATCAGCTTTAGGTGGCGCAGGTATTGCAACTGCAGCTTTAGGTTTTGGAGGTACTGTTCCTGGTTCACCTGGAAAAACTAATGTTACAGAACAATGGAATGGAACGAATTGGACTGAAGTAAATGATTTAAATAGTAATAGAAATCAAATAGCAGGATCAGGAACTTACACAGAAGCTTTAGGTTTTGGTGGAGATTTAGGTCCTCCAGGCACATCAGCTGATACAGAGTTGTGGAATGGAACTAACTGGGCTGAACAAGCAAATTTAAGTCAAGCAAGAAGAGCACTAGCTGGTACAACTTCAGGAGGCTCTACTGCAGCTTTAGCTTTTGGCGGAGAAGGACCACCGCTATCAGTTGTAACAGATAAATGGGCAGGTGCAGGATCACCTACAACAGTTACATTTACTGACTCATAAGACTTGTAATATATTTTAATTAATATATATTAGTCTTAACTATAAAGGATAAAGCTATGAAAAAAGACGTTAAAGAAGTAATACAACAAGAAGAAACTCATTTAAATAATTTATTAGAGCCATCTGATCTTACTGATTTTAAAGGTATGGTAGACGAGCTTAGAGACACTTGGACCAAGAAACAAATGTTTCGAACAGAAACAGAAGCTAGGTTTTCTGTACTACAAGATAATAGATACCCAACTAAAGCATCAAAGTATTGGCAGTGTGTAAGAGAACAATCTAGTTATCTAGATAATCTTATGGCTTTGTCATTTGACTATAGAAGAAACGAAGCAAAGATTACTTGGTTAGAAAAAAAAATAGATAAAGAAGAGGATGAATATAAAAGAACTAAATACAAAATAGATTTAGACGAAGCTATATTTGGTAAAGCTTCTATGGAAAAAGTTGCTAAACATAGAATGAGAGAAATTAAAATGTGGTCTAAATTAAAAGGTGAATTTAATGATGGATCATTTAATGACAAAGATGTTAACCAACATCAATTAGAGTCATATGGTATGCAGTATCACGAGAAAGCAAAAACACTAAATCAAAACTCATCAGAGGCTGAAATATTTAATGTAATGGGACAACTACAATCTTTACAAAGAATTAAAAAGTCGGGTGAATTAGAAAATAGTTATAAAGAACAAGAAAAACTTGAACAACATGGAAAACCTAAAGTTTGATTTTGTATTTCTGGGTCAATCTGTTTTAAAGTATCAAGTACCTCTTGATATATTTAATTCAATTAATCAGATCTATGAACAAAATTTTAATGACCTTCTAGCGGCTAATAGTCAATTAGTAGGTAAAATAGAAAACGAACATTCTTTGTTTTACAGTGGTCAAGATGAATCTAAAATTAAACGACATAATATGTTGCCAAGAAATATTACAGATTATTTTATGCAAATATTTAAACACTATTTATCTTTTAATAAAATTAAAGATTATGATACACATTTAAATTCTGTTTGGGTTAATGAGATGAAACAACACGAATACAATCCTACACATATTCATAGAGGTATGTTGTTTACCGGTTTATCTAGTGTAATGATTTTAAAATTACCATCAACATATGGTAGAGAATATTCAAATGTTAAAGTACCACAAAACGGCAGACTTCAAATATTAGGCGCAGCGAACGGTCAATTTGCAAAGATAGATTATCAACCACCAATGGACCTTAGAGATTTTTATATCTTTCCATATGATATGAGACACTGTGTATATCCTTTTAATGGAACAACAGAAACTAGACGAACTCTTGCTGCAAACTGTGATGTACAATTTGATCCTATTAGAAATAGAGGAGCTACTTAATGGATAAACAATATTACATAGATAATCATATAGGTATATTTAAAAACTTTATGCCTAATGAAATGATAAATAATTATTTAAATTATTTTAATAAATGTGAGCAACAAGGCGCAGTATATTCAAGAAACGAAGATGAAATGTTAGTATCTGATAATGCAATTGACACTATAAAAGGTTCACAAGGTAGTTTTAAACCTTCAACTAATGTTGCAATGACCTATACTAATAAACCTTTTATAGATATGTTTTTTAAAGACGTGTATCCTTTGTATACTCAAAAATATTCTTATCTAAAACAATTATCTACTCACAACATATTAGAAGTTAAAATACAAAAAACTAAAATAGGTGAAGGATATCATCATTGGCATTGTGAGAATGCAGCGATGAAAGCAAGAAATAGAATACTAGCTTTTATGGTTTATCTTAATGATGTAGATGAAGGCGGAGAAACAGAGTTTTTATATCAAAAGTGTAGGTTTAAACCTGAAAAAAATACACTATTAGTTTGGCCATCACAGTTTACACACGTACACAGAGGTAATCCTCCTCTGTCAAATGACAAATATATAATAACGGGATGGGTAGAATACGGATATTGATATGATAACAGAACCTCGTTGGAAATCTTACATAGTAGAAACTACACAACCAATCTTTACACCTGAACAATGTAAAATGATTATTGAAGCAGGACGTGCTGAACCTAGAAATGATGCAAGTGTTGGCAACACAGATAAAGGTATTAAAGGTGGAAAGATAGATACTAAAACTAGGACATCACATATTAGTTGGATACCATTTAAAAAAATGGTTGACATGTATAAAGATATTGAACGTATTATGAAAACTACCAATGGTAATCATTTTGGTTTTGATGGAATGACTATAAATGAGATGGCACAATACACAGAATATCCAGAAGGTGGGTTTTATGAATGGCATGTAGATAATGATGTTAACTGCCAACACGAACCACCAGTGCGAAAAATATCTATGACTTGTTTACTTTCTCCTGAATCAGAGTTTGAAGGTGGGGATTTAGAATTAATGTCTGAAGGTAAAGTTGCAAAAATAAAACAAGGACACGCAGTATTCTTTGCATCTTTTATAAGACACAGAGTTAAACCTGTAATACGTGGAAACAGAAAATCTTTAGTTATGTGGTTTGGAGGAACACCATTTAAATAATGCATAGAGAATTATATTTTCCAACACCTATTTATATTGCAGATATAAAACACCCAACTCTTAATCAAGAGTTAGAGAGAGATATTGTAGATTGGTCTAAACAAGATAAAGGTATAACTAGAACTAATGTGCAGGGCTGGCATTCAACAACAGACATGCATGAACTACCTCAATTTAAAAAATTAGTTGATATGTTGTATGCTTGTCAAAAAACTATTTATGATCAAGAGCACTTAGACAGTGAACCTGTATTAGGTAATATGTGGGCTAACATTAATCCACCAGGTGGCATGAATAGAGCACACCAACATCCAAACTCATTATGGTCAGGTGTTTATTATATTAAAACACCTAAAAATTGTGGTTATTTAAAAATAGATGATCCTAGATCAGTTGCTTGTATGTCTAGACCTAAACAAAAAGACGGTCCTATACCTCCAAGATTATTTAGAGAAACACATTATGAACCTATTGCTGGAAGATGTATTATGTTTCCATCTTGGTTAATGCATTGTGTTGATCCTAACAATTCTGATGATATAAGAATATCAGTGTCTTTTAATTTTTTACAAAAACGTATGATAATATGAGTTTTCAAAATAAAAAATATCAAGTAATAAAGAACGCTGTGTCTTACGATCTAGCTAACTTTATATTAAACTATTTCTTACTTAAACGAGATGCTGTAAGTTATATGTATAGACATAACATACATTCACAGTCTCCTATCCTTGGAGCATGGACCGATAAACAGATACCTAATACTTACTCTTGTTATTCTGATTTTGTTATGGAAACTCTTATGGTTAAAATGTTACCAGTAATGAAAGAACATACTGGATTAGATTTAATACCAACATATTCTTATGCTAGAGCTTATAAAAAAGGGGATGAACTTAAAAGACATAAAGATAGACCTAGTTGTGAGATTTCTACAACAGTTAATCTAGGTGGAGATCCTTGGCCTATATTTATAGATGGTACGGGCTCTAATAATGTTATTGACGAATACAAAAATATTCATAAACCAAACGCTCCTGCAGGCACAAAAGTCTTGCTTGAAGTAGGAGACATGCTAGTATATAGTGGCTGTGAACTTGAACATTGGCGAGAGCCTTTTGACGGGAACATTTGCGGTCAAGTATTTCTACATTATAATCATGTAAATGGCCCATTTGCTGACAA